CTATCCAAGGAGGCTAAGTACTCCTCGATGAACCGAGCTGTAACGCCCGGTGGCACACGAAAAGCTCGCAACTTCTTTACGAAGTGCTTACCATACTTCTTAGAAGACATGGTGGTCCCCTCAGTGAGTTCGCCCTATATTTCTATAGGGTTCAACCCGGACAGGCTTAGTAAGGCCGGTCGAAGTTGAGAATCGACGCGCTCAGCGGCGAACCCGACGCATCAGTCGGGGAACCGTCGGACGCATTGATAGTGGTGGCGAAGAGGGAGGCGACGTAGTTGAACAACGCAGTCCGTTCAGCTAACGTGCTCCTCTCCGGCATCATGAACTCACCAACGAACAGGTTGTCATACGCCTTCGTCGGCTGCGGCTGAATGCCGGTAGACGTCGAGGGCGAGGTGACTTCCAACGTTGGGAGGACGAGCTTCACCGTCACCTTATAGGCCCGCGAAGCCTTGTTAGGCGCGCGGACAGACAAGGTAAGGGCGGGGTAACCGAGGGCGATACCGCCCGACCGGTCAACCCAGCGTGTGACACCGTTAGCATCAAAGCCTTCGGGGTCGAACGTTTTGTCAACACCTACGGTGGCGCTGGTTGTTTTAACAACGCCATCGAGGATAGATGACAGTTTGATGGATGCAATTGCGGCCATCGGGTCTCTCCATTAAGAAGAAATTAACAGGACCTAGACTCGCAAATTCCGGGAGTAGCCAAAAGAAGAAAACAACAATCCGAGAGCATTTAGAACATGGATCGTCGACCAAGGCGACTTGAGAATTGGCTTCGGTGCCACGGGAAAGCTAGTCAGCTTCTCGCGGTACAAAGCCAAATTCATCCAAGACGCTCTGGAAGACACTTCCAAGTAAAATTTGCTCCCAGGAATTGGGTTCCCAGAGTATGCGACACTGTCTCTAACCCACTGCTTTTCATAGCTAAGCATCATACCGTCGTAGAACTCGAGTCCTTCAAAAGCATTAAAAGACTCAAGCCAAGGACCTACGGTATAAAACCAATCTACGACAAAGCTGTAGGGGAGCAACTCCCATGCTAGATTCACGGGGTTGGTAAA